GCCTGTTCTATGACGAATCCATGATCCTGACCGACGAGGAAGTGGGCGCGTCGCTGCCCACCCTGTCCGCCGTCGCGAATCCTCAGGTGTGGTACACCGCCAGCGCCGGCTACCCCGACTCGACGCAGCTGAACCGGGTGCGGAACCGCGGCATCAACGGCTCCGACTCGTCGCTGACCTGGCTCGAATGGAGCATAAACGAGCATCACGAGATGTGCCTCGCCGGCTGCCGGGAGCACGACGAGCCCGACAGTGTGCAGTCCTGGGCCAAGGCCAACCCGGGCCTGGGCATCAGGATCAGCGTCGAGCATGTTACCCGCGAGTTCGTGAAGATGTCCCCCGCGGAATTCCGGCGTGAGCGCCTCGGCGTCGGCGACTGGCCCGCCGACGAATTCGGCTGGGCGGTTATCCCTGAGGCGGTGTGGAACGCCTGCACCTGGCGGGAGCCCGAAGATGAGCGGGCACCCGCCGCCGGGCTTCTGGTCAATCGCTAGGTCCGTGGGCGGGCACCCTGCTCTAGAGTCTAGAGAGCGCCCGCCGATGGTCCATTGGATAACGTTCCAACCATGGGCGGGCACCCTGTTCAGCGGGTGCTCACCGCCGAACTTCTGGTGGCTGAATCGCCCGGATCATGGGTGGCAACCGCTGCTCTAGTGGGCGCCCGCCGCCGGATCTATGCGCGAGAAGTCATGACCATGGGCGGGCGCCCTGCCGGCCGTCTCGCTCTTGGGCTGCGCCCGCATGAGGGGCCGGCACGGGTTGTCTCGGCCAGCACCACATATGTGAGACAAGCCCGATGTGTAGCAGTCAAGCAGCATCCCGTAGCTAAGTCAAGAGAAACATGCCTCCTCCGCGTCCTGGCCGGCTGGCCATCGCTGCTGATGTCACCCCGGACCAGTCGGCGGCGTGCATCGTCCTGGCGGGCCTGATCCCGGACGGGCGGATTCTGGTCGAGCGGCCCGTCAAGATCACCCCGCAGGGCGAGCGGTGGGAAGACCACCGGGCTGGCACCAGCTGGGTCATCCCGCGGATGAAGGAACTCAAGTCCCGGGTGCGGGTGTGCGCCATGGTCATCGACCCGCTATCACCGGCGGCCGCGCTCCTCGTCGAAGCCGAGAAGGCAGGCCTGGAGATCACCTGCCCCACCATGCGGGACGTGGGGCAGGCGTTCGGCCAGTTCTACACGTGGTGCGGCGAGCACAAGATCGTCCACCTGGGGCAGCCCGACATCAGCGCCGCCGTGGCCGGCGCAGTCCGCCGCGAGATCGGTGACGGCCAGTACGCCTGGGCGAGGAAAGCGACGACCATTGACATCACGCCGCTGTGTGCCGCTACCCTCGCCGCATGGGCGGCGAACAAGTTTGGGCGTGGGTATGACCTTCTCAAGAGCATTGCGTGAGCACCTCGACCGGAGCCGGTGGGCGCACAAGGCCGGCGAGGAAGTCGAGGACACGGAGCTGACCGACGCGCCCATCGCCATCACGTCCATGCCGGTTGTACCGCCAGTTAAGAAGAGGCGGCCGCCCAGCCGGCTCCTCAGAGGAATCGCCCCGCCATCATGACCGCTGACACCGACAATGTGATCGTGCCGCCCAGCTTCGCGGAGCGGCGTCACCTCGATGAGATCACCGCGCAGGCCCATCAGGTTCAGCCGGGCCGCGTCATCCTCGCGGTCATCGCCTCGTTCTTCTTCCTCATCGGCTGGCTGACCGCGAAGTTCTTCACGGTCCTGTTCTTCTCCGGTGCGTGGTGCGCGGTCGCGGTCCGGACCGGCTGGCGGGAAGCCCGCGGCACACCGCTCACCCAGCCGGCGCTGGAACAGGTGCTGGCGGAGAACGCGCAGCTGCGTGCGGAACTGGCGCGGGTGACCTGACATGCACCTGCCCTGGGTGTACCGCTCCCCCGCACCCGGCCGGCCAGGCATCAGCACCTCCATCCTCGAAGAGGAATCAGCGACGCTGGGGGAGCTCGCCGCGGGGCAGCGTGTCCTGGAGATCGGTTCCGCATTCGGGTACAGCGCCATCTGCATGGCCCTGGCCGGCGCTAAGAGCATCGTCGCCGTGGACCCGCACATCTGGCTGCAGTCCATCCAGCCGATGCGCACCGCCCTGGACAATTTCGCGGTCGCCGACCGGGTGACCATCATCCAGGAACGCAGCCCGCACGGGCTGCTCGGGCTGCGGGAAAACTATTTCGGGTTCATCTTCATCGACGGTGACCACAGCTATGAAGGCTGCTCCGCCGATATCACGGCCGCGCTGCCGCTGCTGGCTCCCGGTGGCGTGCTCGCAGTGCATGACTATCTGGAAGACTGCTGCTGCCCAGGTGTGAGAACTGCGGTGGACCTGGCGTTCACCGACGCTAAGGGCCAGCAGGCCATGCAGGACAGGATCGTTGGCTCCATGTGGGTCAGCCGCAAACTGGAGGTCCAGCGTCTTGAAAGTGCTGGTAACCGGGTCTAACGGCTTCATCGGCCTGGCCGTCCGTGAGGAACTTGCCTCCCGCGGGCACGAGTACCTCTCCTTCGACGCACCGCATGACATACGGCACGCTGGCGAGCTGGAGGTAGCCGCAGGGCTGGAAGCCGGGGGCATCATCAACCTGGCCGGCGTCCTCGGCACCAGCGAACTGGATGGCAGGCAGCACCACGCCGCCTGGGTGAACATTCTCGGCGCGGTCAACGTGTACGAGCTGGGGGCCACGCTCAACATCCCCGTGGTGCAGATCGGCACCGGCCACCGCGGCCAGCCCAACACGTACGCGATCACCAAGGCCGCCGCTGAGGATCTCGCCCTGGCCCGGGCGCAGTGGGGCGGGGAACGTATCGCCGTGGTCCGCGCGTACCACGTGTACGGGCCAGGCCAGAAGCCATGCGCGCCGCACGGCCCGTCCCCGGTGCGGAAAATCTTCCCCAGCTTCACGTGCCGCGCCCTGACGGGCATGGCGCTGGAAGTGTACGGGGACGGCTCCCAGCGCATCGACATGGTGCACGTCACCGACGTGGCGAGGGTTCTCGTGGACGCGCTGGACGGCCCGTACGGTGAGGTCACCGAGGCGGGCACCGGCCGGGCCACCAGCGTCCTCGACGTGGCCCTCGACATTGCTGTCGCCACCGGCTCTGACAGCCACGTCCTGCGCATCACCGCGGGCCGGCCCGGTGAGCCCCTCGGCGCTGACGTGGTGGCCAGCAAGCCCGTGGTCAAGTCCACCTGGCCGTACCTGATGTGCGAGACAATCGACTGGTACCGCAATTGGCTCGCAGGCTATCAGCAGCAGGTCCGCTGATCTTGGTCATGATGCATGAAGCCCACAATCAGCGTTATCACGCCGACATGGCGCCGTCACGAGCTGCTGCTGGGCCGCTGCATGCCGTCAGTGCAGGCCCAGACGTACCGGTGGGTCGAGCATGTCATCGTGTCCGACGGGCCTGACCCGCAGCTCGCCGACCTGATTTCCGCTGAGGAACCGGCCGCCCGGCCGCGGAAACACGCAGTGCGCTTCGAGCAGCTCCCTGCCCATGTGGAACCAAGCTCGTGGGGTGTGCACGCCCGGCTGCGCGGGCTGGAGATCGCCGAGGGTGACATCATCGCCTACCTCGACGACGACAACGCCTACCGGCCGATGGCGTGCAAGCGCCTCGCGGAACTCTTCGAGGACCCGCTCACCGACTTCGCCTACGGCCGGGTGTTCATCCACGCGCAGGGCAGCGCGGTCGGTGAGGACCCGCCCGCCTACACGCAGATCGACACGTCAGGGATGGCGCACCGCCGCGGCGTGGACACCAAGTTCGCGACCTGGCGCACCGGTGAGGCCACCATCGACTGGGACATCGCGGACCGGTGGATGCAGGCCGGCGCGCGGTGGGCCATGTGCCCCGACACCATCGCTGAGCATTACTGATGGGACGGCTGCACGGGAAACGCGGCATCGTGTATCTCGGGCAGACGTTCGGCAGCCAGGCGTCACCCATCGCGTACCTGTCCGACTGGGAAGTCGACTGGGCGCTGGCCTGGACCGATGTGACATCCATCCGTGACCCCATGATGATCATGGTCCCGTCGCTGTATGAGGCCAGCGGGTCGTTCAGCGGCTTCTACGACGACGCGACCAGCCAGACCTATGTGGCCGTGACGGATGGGTACCCGCGGAACTTCTACCTCTACCCGGATATGGCGAACAGCCAGACGTTCGTGTCTGGGCTGGTGATGATCCAGGACTACACCGCCTCGGGCGGTGTGAGCGCTGCTGCGGCGATCAAGGCCACGTGGGGTACCGCCAGCGAGCTGACCCTCACCCAGGGTTTCCTGCCGCTCGGCCGGGCGGCGCAGCTCGCTGGGGCAGGCACCGCCGCGGCAACCACCAGTTCCGGTGGCTGGCGGGTCACCGGCGCACTGGCCGGTGCAGCTGCCGTCAGGGCCACCGCCACCCTCGGCGGCGGCGCGCCCGCCAGTGCCAGCGCAGCGCTGGCCGGCGCAGGCAGCACGGGCACGGTGCCCATCATCAGTGTCCAGGCCACCAGTTCGCTCTACCCGCTCGTGTACCCGCTCGTGTACCCGCCGTCCGGGGTGCAGGCGGCAGGCACCGTGGGCGCAGCGCCGGTCATCGCTGTCACCGCCACGCTGGCCGCGGCAGGCATCGCAGGCGCAGCGCCGCCGGTCATCAGGGCCGCCGGCGCACTGGCCGGTGCAGGCACCGTCAGGGCCGCCGCCACACTCAGCGGCGGGCCTGCCAGTGCCAGCGCTGCGCTGGCCGGTGCAGCTACCGTCAGGGCCACCGCCACCCTGGCACTGGCGGGCCCGCTGCCGCTGGCCGGTGCAGGCAGCACGGGCACGGTGCCCATCATCAGTGTCCAGGCCAGCGGTTCGCTCTACCCGCCTGCCTACCCGCTCGTGTACCCGCCGTCCGGGGTGGAAGCGGCGGGCACCGCAGGCGCAGCGCCGGTCATCAGTCTCACCGGCGCGCTGGCCGCCGCGGGCACCGCCGCCACGCAGCCAGTCATCCGCGTCACCGGCGCGCTGGCCGCGGCGGGCACCGCAGGCGCAGCGGCGGCGGTCACCGGGGGCGGTGTCACACTGACCAACACCGCCGAAGGCGGCACCAACGGCACCACTGTCACCCCCGCCAACTCCGGTGGCGCGTCAGGCAACGCCTGGGACCTGGTCAACACCGGGTCGGGTGGCACGACCGTCATCTTCGACAACACCCACCCCGCCGTGGGCAGCCTCGACTACGAGATCGCCACCGGTGCGACCGCGACCACCGCCTACCTGCAATGGTCCACCGCACTGGGCGGCTCCTACAGCCAGCTGTGGTTCCGCGCCTACCTGTACATCCCGGCCATCCCCGCGGCCAACCAGCGGCTCCTCGCGTTCTTCGACTCCGGCAACGCGCTGTGCGCTTCGGTGGTGCTGGTCAGCACCACCGGGAAGCTGCGGATGCAGTCCTCCGCAGGCGGCACGATCACCACCTCCACCACGTCGGCGCCGGCCGGTGCGCTGTTCCGCATCGAGGGGTACGTGACGTTCTCCGCCACGGTGGGCCAGACCGAGCTGAAGATTTTTCTCACCCCGGGCAGCACCACCGCCACCGAGACCAACACGTCGACGGCAGTGCAGGCCACCGGCAACCTGGGCGCGAGCATCCGGTTCGGCCAGTCGGGTGGCAACACCGCCAGCTACGGCCCCTACTATTTCGACAGCCTGGGCGTCTCATCCGCTGGGTACATAGGGCCATGATGGCCAGAAAGGGCTGATGGGGATGCCGTTCACCATTCCGCCGGCGACCGCCGTCCCCCTGCAGCCCGGCTTCATCACCGACATCAACAACTGCTACGCCGCCGAGTCGGCCATCGCTGGCATCAACGTGCTGAACTCCGCGTACTCGGGTGGCGCGGACCCGTCCGGGGTGGCCGACTCGTACGCCGCAATCCAGGCGGCGCTGACCGCAGCCTCATCGGCGACAGCGCCCACCGTGTACGTGCCCGCAGGCACCTACATCGTGTCCCAGGCGCTGTCCATCCCCGGCGGGGTCACGGTGCGCGGCGACGGGCCGTCTGACTCCATCATCAAGATGAAAAACGCCGTCAACCAGGCGTGTGTCGCAGCCAGCGCCGGCTGGGCAGCCAGCACAGCAACCACCTCCATCAACCCCATCGTGCTGCGTGACCTCACCTTCGACGCCAACCAGGCCAATCAGAGCAGTGGCGCGGGCCACGGAGTGGTGCTGCAGTCCTACTACACCCTCGTGCAGAACTGCGTGTTCCAGAACACCCGCGGCGATGGGCTGCGCTTCGACCAGCTCGGCGCGAACGGCACCACCGCGATCAGCAACACCATGGTGGAGAACCGCATCCGGGACTGCGCGTTCCGGGCCAACGGGGCCAACGGGTTCAACGTGAACGACCCGACGCATAACACGATCACCGACGGGTGGATCGAGGACTGCGCGGTGCAGGGCTCCACGCTGGCCGGCATCACCATCGGCTCCGGTGCGGGCTGGCTGGTCGCCGGCAACCACGTCTACTCGATCGGCGGGTCCGCGATCGCGGTGAACCGCATGTTCCAGACCCGCGTGACCGGCAACTACATCGAGAGCTGCGGGGCCAGCGCCACCAGCGGCTTTTACTTCCTCATCGACGCGGCTAACGGCCAGGTCTCCGACACGGGCTTCGGGTCGGTCATCAGCGCGAACGTGGGCTACTTCCTCGGGCCCGCCGGGAACGTGGGGTCCACCATCGGCGGCATCGTGGTGCAGTCCGCGACGGGCGGGACCGCCAACGTGGCCATCACCGGGAACCAGCTGTTCTGCAGCGGCGCGTCGGGGCTGCCCGGGATCTGGCTGCAGAACCAGTCCGGGACCGCGTCGGTGAACGCGGCGGTCACCGGGAATGTGCTGAACGGCTGGACCACACCCGTGCAGCTGGTCGCCAACGGCGGCCCCATGACGATCAACAGCCAGGTGTACGGGCCGCTGGACGTCACCGTCGCCGGCGCGGGCCTGCAGGTCGCGGAAGGCAGCAACGCCAAACAGGGCACCGTGACGATGAACGGCACCACCGCAGTGGTGGTATCCACCACGGCGGTCACCGCGAACAGCCGTATTTTCCTGTCCATCAACACGCAGGCCGGGTCGGGGCCGGGTGTCCCCTACGTCAGTGCCCGCACAGCCGGCACCAGCTTCTCGGTGAAATCCACCGTCGTGGGCGACACGTCGGTTGTGGCCTACGAGATCATCGAGCCGGGGTAACAGGAAGGAGGTGAACTGGGCAGTGGGGGTTCTTGATCGCGTTAACACGGAGTACCGCACGATCGGTGGTGTGCCGTGGCAGCCGTGGCGTAACCCCTACTGGTTACGAGGAAATTTAACACTGGCGGCCCGGTCCACCCCAGCGAGCAGGTGACAGGCGCCGACCGGGTGCTGGGCCTGGCCGCCGTGTATTCCTGCGTGCGCTACATCGCCGACGCGGTCGCGTCGCTGCCGATCAACGTGTACCGGATGAACCCCGACGGGTCACAGATCAAGCTGCCAGGCAGCCAGCTGCTCGACAACCCGTCCGCGGACCCCAGCACCACCATCTACGACTGGCTGTTCCAGGCCATGACGTCCGCGCTGCTGTGGGGCAACGCGTGGGGCCTGATCTCCTCCCGCACCGGCGTGAACTCACCGAATGGGCTGGGCTACCCGCAGACCATCGAATGGCTCCCCCCTGAGCGGGTCAGCGTTGAGGACGACGAGCAGCAGCCCTACAACACCCGCGCCGCGAAAGTGCACTTCGACGGGCAGCAGATCCCACGGCAGCAGCTCGTCCAGGTGCGCGCGTTCGTGGTGCCCGGCAAGCTCGCCGCGGTGTCCCCGCTGCGCGCGTTCGCGCTGCTGATGGAGCAGGGCATCGACGCCCTCCAGTACACCGCGACGTGGTTCCGCAACGGCGGGTTCCCGCCCGGCACCTTCCAGAACCTCGCCGAGGAAGTCGGCGAGAACGACGCGAAAGAGATCCGCCGGCGGCTCACCGAGACCCTGCAGCTGCGGCAGCCCCTGGTGTACGGCAAAGACTGGGATTACAAGCCCGTCGTGGTGCCGCCGAACGAGGCCGCGTTCATCCAGGCGATGCAGCTGAACGCCACCCAGATCGCCGCGGTCTACGGTGTCCCGCCCACCAAGGTCGGCGGCGCCCGCGGTGACTCCCTGACGTACAGCACGCAGGAACAGGAAACCCTGTCGCTGATCACCGACACGCTGCGGCCGTGGCTGGTGAGGCTGGAAGGCCTGTTCACCCAGCTGCTGCCCAAACCGCAGTTCGCCCGGTTCAACACCGATGCGCTGCTGAAAACCGACCTGAAGTCCCGGGTGCAGATCGAGGCGGCCTGGCGGGACATGGGCCTGCGGACCATCGACGAGATCCGCGCGATCGAGGACCTGCCGCCGTACCCGGGCAATCGCGGGAACGAGTTCATCCCGCTGAAGGTCCTGGAGCGGATGGCGTCGACCACGCGCGCCATCCCGAACAGCTACATGCCCGACGTCACCATGGAAGCGACCCTCGCGGCGGAGATGCTAGAGGAACTGCAGGCCAAGGGCCTCACCGCCGAGGACGAGCCTGGTGTCCCGCCCATCCCGATCAGCCCCACCGGGTACATCGGCCGGCAGCTCACCGTGTTCCGCAGCAAGAACGGCAAGGGTGAGGAGCAGCGCACTGAGCCCGCCGCCCACGGGACTGGAGCAGCTGGAGATGCGCGGGACCGGGGCATTGAGGAAGAGGAACCACGAGATCACTTCTTCGGGCCCCCACATCAGCTCGCCACCCGCACCGACCGGCAGCGCGCCAGTGACTGGGTCACCCTCGCTGGGCGGGCCGGCTGCCTCGACGATGAGGAAGCCGGCACCCGGCGCCGCAAAGCAGGAGCGGCCCGCACCAAGGGCATCCTGGATGAGATCGTGAAGGATCTCCCAGCGGAAACCGAGCTGCGTGCGCTGCCCATCCCCGCACCTGCCCCGCAGCCCGCACCCAACACGGCGGGCAGCGCCGCCCAGGCACTGCTGCAGCTCAGGAAAATGTCTGAAGGATTCGTGCTGAACGGCAACGGGTCACCCAGGTAATCAGTCTGCTCCGAGCCGCGCGGAGCTCAGTGGCCGTCCGCGGCCGGTATCAGAAAGAGGTAATGGTCAGATGGCGGAACTGACAAGCGCGTCGGTCAACGACCTTCCCGACTCCGCCTTCGCGTACATCGAGCCGGGCGGCACGAAGGACAGCGGCGGCAAGACGACACCCCGGTCGCTGCGGCATTTCCCGGTCCACGACGCGGCACACGTGAGGAACGCGCTGGCCCGCGCCAGCCAGTCCCCCTTCGGCGAGAAAGCCATGGGCAAGATCAAGGCCGCCGCGAAGCGGTTCGGGGTCAACGTCGGTGGCGAGAACAGCCTGTCGCAGGACGAGGAGATCCGCGAGCTGCGGATCACCAGCCAGTACCGTGACCTGACATGGCCGCTTGAAATGCGGGACATGGGCAGTGACGGCAAATGGATCGGCGGGTACGCCACCGTGTTCATGCCACGCATGTCCCGTAACCTCGGCGGGTTCGTCGAGCGGGTCGCGCCGCACGCCTTCGACGACGCCAAGGCCGGCGACTGGCATGACGTGGTCTGCCGATTCAATCATGACGCTAATTTTGTGCTGGGCACCACCGCGGCGGGGACGCTGCGGCTGCGCCCCGACCAGATGGGCCTCGACTACCAGGTGCTGCCCCCGGAGTCGCGGTCTGACGTGCGGGAACTGGTCCAGCGCGGGGACATCCGGCATTCCTCGTTCGCATTCCGGGTCAACCCGGGCGGCGACGAATGGGATGTCACCGAGCAGAATTTCCCGCGCCGCACCCTGCACAGCGTGGACCTGATCGACGTGGCGCCCGTGCTCTCACCGGGGTATCCCGATGCGACCGCGGCGGTACGCGCGACCACCGCGGCTCTCGCATCGCTGGCCAACTATGTGCAGACGTCCGTCGATGAGATCCGCTCCCTCGCCGAGAACGGTGAGCTGCGCACCGTCCTCACCAGGACCGAGACGGGCCCGTCGCCCACGAGTGTGAGCCGGCCCAGCCCGCGCACGCTGTTCGGGGCGCAGGCCGCCGCGCTGATGCTCCCGCGTAAGCATGACCCTTACTTTGCGGACGGGGATGAGTAGTGCCAGCACGCGTTCTGGCTCTGGCTGACGCGCCACCTTTGGCGTGCTGGCACTAAGGGCCAGCACGCCGCGAGGAATGTGGTAACCCACACGCCAGACCTTTGGGCGTGCTGGCGTAGCACAGTGTATCACCGGGATAGCAGAGCCTGCATCCCAGACCTCCTGCCGAGGCCGAGGTCACAATATCCAGATCTGGCCCAGAGAAAGGAAACACAATGGCCAGTGAAGTGACCAAGGCGCTCCGTGACAGGCGCCTTAAGGTTTGGGAAGAGTGCAAAGCTCTTGCCGACCGCGCCGCGTCCGAGAACCGTGCCTTTTCCGCTGAGGAGCAGGGCACCTGGGACGTGATGAACGAGGAAATGGACACGCTGGACAAGCGCATCAAGAGTGCGCTGGACGCGGAGAAGCGTGCCGCCGAAGCCGACAAGACCTTTAACGCGCTCACGTCGCGTGAGGCGAAGAAGGAATCGGCCGCCGCTCCTCCGTCGCACCGCAAGCTGAACGAGGAATTCAGGTCGTTCCTGCGTGGCGACCCGGGTGCCCCGCGTTCCATGGAGGTGTTCCGGCCTGACTCCAGCCGTATCGACTGGAACTACGGCCCGATCAACCTGCGTACCCTCACCGGCCCGGGCCCGCTCCCGTCTGGTGGCGCGTCGGCTGGTGCGTCGATCATCCCGATCGACTTCTACGACCAGCTGATCGCTCACCTCATTGAGGTGTCCGGTGTGCTGCAGACGGGCCCGACCGTGCTGAACACGGCCGGCGGGGAGACGCTGCAGATCCCGAAGACCACGCAGCACTCCACCGCGGCGTCCGCGGCCCAGGGTGCGGGTCTCGCCACGGCGGACCCGACGTTCGGGCTGGCGACGCTGGGTGCGTACAAGTACGGCATCCTGCTCCAGGTGGCGCGGGAACTGCTGGATGACTCGGGTGTCGACCTGGTCGGCTACCTGGCCATGCAGGCGGGCCGTGCGCTCGGGAACAAGTTCGGGTCGGACCTGGTGACGGGGACGGGGACGGCGCAGCCCACTGGGCTGATCACGTCCGCGGCCGCGGGTGTGACGGGTGTGGCGACGTCGGGTGCGTCGTACGCGAACCTGGTCAACCTGGAATACAGCGTCATCGCCCCGTACCGTCAGTCGCGCAGCTGCTACTGGCTGGCGGCGGACAAGACCATCGGCTCGTTCCGGCTGATCGTGGACGCGAACGGCCGCCCGATCTGGGAGCCGAGCATGGTGCTGGGCTCGCCTGACCTGCTGCTGGGCAAGCCGCTGGTGGCGGACCCGTACATGCCGGCGCTCGGTGCGACCGGTAACAAGGTGGTCATGTTCGGCGACTTCTCGCAATTCTTTGTGCGGATCGTCGGGCCGGTGCGCTTCGAGCGTTCCGACGACTACCTCTTCGGGTCGGACCTGGTGGCCTTCCGGGCGCTGATCCGCGGGGACGGTGTCCTGGTGGACCAGACCGGCGCGATCAAGTCGGCGTCCACCTGACAGACGCGGGCTGGGCCAGCTTTCGCTGTGGGGCAGCTTCCCTGGCCCAGCCCGTCACATCACAAGACCCCGCCCGCCGTGGGTCGCCTGGTAAACGCAGCACCATTGGGCGGGCAGGGCTGTATCGCAGTGTAGCAGAGACGAAAGGGATGGCCGGGATGGCCAGTTACAATTCCGACAATGTGAACCAGAAGGGCCAGTCCGCGGACGACGTCACCTTCATGCGGCCCGGCCTGCTGGCGCAGGACGTGGGCTCGGGTGCGCCGGGCAGCACGGGCCCTGGCGGCGGCATGGACACCGGGGACACCCTCATGGAGGGCCAGTACCCGTCGTCGATGCCGTTCGTGGGCACGCCACTGGGTGGCAGCGGCGCGCCGGGCACGGCTGGTGTGTCGAACGGCCGGCCGACGCTGACGGGCAGCGACTCGGTGACCTTCACGCCCTTCACGGCCGGCTATAAGAGCATCCACACACCTGACGCGGCGACGGAGCAGGGTGACATCACGGCGCCCGCGCAGGGCACGGTCGGCGGCACCGCGGACTGGACCCAGGCCAACGACGCGCAGTACGGGCCTGGCTGGAACGCGCCCGGGGTTGAGGGCAACACCCCGATGGCGGGCACCGGTGAATTCCAGCCGGGCAGCGGCCGGGTCCGCAACAGCGCGGGTGCGGGGTACTGATGCAGCAAGTGAATAAGCCCGCCTACCTGTCGCCCAGCTCGATGAGCGCGGGCGGCGAGCAGGTGGACACGCACAACCTGGATATGTCGGCACCGGGGTCGCAGCCTGTGTCGGGGCCGCTGCCGTCGCAGGTGGGGCCGCCCCGGATGCCGCTGGGCTGCGACGACCCGGCCAAGGCGTCGGGGCCGCAGATCCCGGTGTCGAACGCGCCTGGCAAGCCGGCCGCGCCGGCGGCGGGGTCCGGGTTCCGGGATGCGTGGACCAGTGCTGGTGAATCGGGTGGCGGATGGAAGGAGACACCGTAATGCCTGAGCCGAACTCGGGTCATGTGATCTCGACGCCGGCGGTGCCCGGCAACAACTGGGACGCCACTGAGGACGGCGACGTGAATGCGGGCCGGTGGCAGGAACTGATGGACTCGGGCCCGACGAACGAGAAGTTCCAGGCGTCGGGTGACGAGTGGGGCGACAGCGGGGTATGGAAGCAGACCTGAGCGTCTGGGGTATCCATGACTGCTGCTCGCCTGAGGATATGCGGCCAACGGGCTGCGGATTTTACCGCATTGTCCTGCCGCTGGAGCAGTTGCAGGCCGCCGGGTGGCGGGCGCGCTGGCAGGCGCTGACCCCGCCACCCGAGGCTGACGGGTACCGGGTGATGGTGGGGGAGCGGCTGGATCAGCCTGATGTGCTGGGTGACTGGCGGCGGATGCGGCTGCGGCACCGCACGGTGTACGAGATCGACGATGACGTGTACAACGTGGACGCGCTGAACCGGAACGCCTACAAGATTTACGGTGACCCGGCGTACCAGGACGCGGTGTCGCATTGCGCTGCGGTGTCTGACGTGGTGACGGTGACCACTGAGCCGCTAGCAGAAGTGATGCGGCAGCACAACCCCAATGTGCGGGTGATCCCGAACTTTGTGCCTGAGGAAACGCTGGCCTGGCAGCGGCCCCGGCGCGCGGGGAAACTGGTGCTGGGCTGGGCTGGCGGCGGGTCCCACACGTGGGATGTGGCGATGATCGCGGAGACGGTCCGCCTGTTCCTGGAACGGCACCCCCGCGCTGAGCTGAATCTGGTGGGGTGTGATTTCCGGCGCACGTTCTGCATGAGCCAGACCCGCTTCACGCAATGGGAACCGGATCAGCGGCTGTATTACCGCAACATTGATTTCGATATTGGGCTGGCGCCGCTGACCGGCTCGGTGTTCGACGCTTCTAAATCCTGTATTAAGGCGCTGGAGTATGCGGCGCTGGGTATCCCGGTTATCGCCTCGGATGTGGAGGCGTACCGGGGTTTTGTGATTGATGGGGTGACTGGTTTCCTGTGCAGGACGCAGAAACAGTGGCGTGCTGCGCTCCGGGAGCTGGCGCATGACCCTGCGCTGCGAGAATCCATGGGGGCGAAAGCCAGGGAGCAGGCGCGGGACTGGACTATCGAGGGCAATTACTGGCGCTGGGCGCAGGTCTACTCCGAAATCCAGAACTGACCCCGCCGCTGAAGGTCTGGGAAACGCTGGAATCTTAGGCGGGCCAGTAGCGAACAGTTTACAGGCTCAGTAGCGAAGGGTCTACAGGGAGATCCCAAATGAAAGTCCGGCTGAAGATGCAGATGAGCGGCCCCCGCCCCGACGGGTCGATGTGGCCTGAGGTGGGGTCCGAGATGACGGTCAGCGCTGAGGAAGCCGAGCAGCTGGAAGCCGCGGGGATCGCCGAGCCCACCGCGAAGAAGACCGCGAAGCCTGAGTCTTCAGCCAGCGAGGCTGAAGATGAGGAAAACCCGGCTGAAGACACACCTGAAGACGGCGCAGAGGAACCGCCGGCTGAGGACGCCGCGCCGGAGCCGCCCCCAAAAGCGGCACCCACTCCCGCCATCGCTGACGACGCGCAGATCCGGGAGTGGGCGCAGGCGCAGGGGCTGGCGATCGCCGCGCGGGGCCGCATCCCCGCGGACATCCGCGCCCTCTACGACGGGGCGCACCAGGGGTAACCGTGCTGATTCACGTTCAGTGCAAGCAGTGCGGCAAGTGGGTGCAGATCGCTGACCCGCTGCGTGATGTCGATGAGTCGCTGGACTGTGACTGCTGCCTGCTGCCGCACAACCACGGCGCAGCCGCCCGGGCGTGCCCGGGCCACGACGGCGCGTGCGGGGTGGGTGTGCCTGGCTGCACGGTGTGCCGGCCTGTGTCGGTGACGTACCTGTCTGGCGTGATTGTGAGGTGAGCTGTGCCGTCCATGACTGACCGCGCGCAGGTGAACAAGCTGATCCAGGCGCTGTACACATCGTCCAGCACGTTCACGGTCACGCCCGGCACAGGCGGCGGGTCAGCGTTCACCATCACGCCACCGTTCAAGCTGCGGCTGATGACCGCGCAGGGATCCAGCACCGCCAACGGCACGGAACTGTCCGCGACCGGGTACACGGCGGGCGGGTCGACGCTGGGCTCATCAGCGTTCGGTGCACCGGTGGGCGGGCTCGCCGCGAACAGCAACGTGGTGTCGTGGACCGCCGGGTCATCGTGGCCGGCGGTGGTCGCGATTGAGATCTGGGACACGGCGGGGCTGCGTTACCTGCAGGGCGCGATCACGTCGGTGACGCTGGCGAACGGGAACACGCTGAACTTCGCGGTGGGCTCGATCACGATCGACGCCTCCCAGTGGTGAGGACCATCTGGGGTATCCACGACTGTGTCGGGTTCGGGGACCTGAACCCGTCGGCGTGCGGGTACTACCGGATCTGCCTGCCGCTCGCCGAGCTGGCCAGGCACGGCTGGGACACCTGCTGGACATCCTCCGCGGGCGGGCCCAGCGAGGAACCGGGCATTGTCGTCGCGGAACGGTTCGACCAGATCACCGCGGTGCCCGGCTGGGCGCAGCTCCGCGCGGCGGGCGGCCGGAAACTCGTCTACGAGATGGACGATGACCCGTTCACCGTCGATGAGGTGAACTGGCTGGCGCAGCCGCAGTTCCGCAAGGCGGACGTGCTGGCCTGCATCCGCGCGTGCGCCGCGCTCGCGCACCTGGTCACCGTCACCACAGAGCCCCTCGCGGAGGTGTTCCGCCAGTTCAATCCGAACGTGACGGTCATCCCGAACTTCATCCCCACCGAGCTGCTGAACATCAAGCGGCTGCGGCACCCGCGGCTGACCATCGGCTGGGCGGGTGGCGCGTCACACATGCGCGACATGGCGATGATCGCGCAGGTCTGGCGCGACGTGGTTGATGAGACCGGTGCCCGCGGGCACTTCGTCGGCGTGGACTACCGCAACATGCTGCGGCCCCGCGGCTTCGATCACACCCCGTGGGAGAACAGCCCGCGGAAGTACTACCGCACCATCGACTTCGACATCGGCCTGATCCCCATCGCTGAGCATCCGTTCGCGCGCAGCAAGTCCAGCATCAAGGCACTGGAGTTCGCGGCGCTCGGCATCCCCGTGATCGCGTCTGACTGTGAGGCGTACCGCGAGTTCGTGATCGACGGGGTGACCGGGTTCCTGGTCCGCACCCCGGCGCAGTGGCGGGACGCGCTCCTGATGCTGGTGCACGACCAGCGGCTGCGCGACGAGATGGGCCGCAAAGCCCGGGAACTGGCGGCCGGCTGGACGATTGAGGAGCACGGCTGGCCACTGTGGGACGCCGCCTACCGCACCCTGCTGGAGGAATCGTGACGGATAACGGGGACACAACCTCAATGCCGCAGGCCGAGATTGTGCCGCAGGGCCACTGGCGGCCCG